TGCTGTATTAACAGTATCGGTAATATCTTGTAATTGCTGTTGTGTTCGCTGAGCATCTCCTATCTGGTCTGGGACTCTTGCTGCTGTATTAACAGTATCGGTAATATCTTGTATTCGCTGAGCATCTCCTATCTGGTCTGGGACTCTTGCTGCTGTATTAACAGTATTGGTAATATCTTGTGTTCGCTGAGCATATCCTATCTGGTCTGGGACTCTTGCAGCTGTATTAACAGTTTCGGTAATCTCTACAATTGTTTGTGGTGATATTTGATCACCTTGTTTTATAAAATCATCTATAATCACATCATATAACACATCATAATAAACTTTATCTAGAATTAAATCTGCTTCCTTTTCATATCTTTCAGCATCTTTTTTTTTTTTTTTTCTACATTTCGTAATAAATCTTTTAATTCTGATGATAATATTTCTTCAGAATCATAACTTCTTGATGCTAAAATTTCTACTTCGTTCACTACTTTAAAAAATATATATAATTTTGTTTTTATATCTCCTCCTTCTACATCTTGTTTTTTATTTATAAATGGAAGTATTTCTGTTTCTTGTCCTTCAATAGTTTTTTTTAGAAATTCTCTTATTCCTCTTAAAAGTTTTATTTCCTCATCTATTTTATGCTTATTGACAGCATTTTTTATCACCCAATACTTTAGTTCATTGGCAAGGTTTACAGAAAGTCTATTATAATAATACTTTCCTTCAGCATTTTTATTATATTTGGCAGCATCTATTTCATATTCTTCATTATTCAATTTACTAAAATAATCTGTTAATCGTTTATTTATTTCTTGCGTATCTTCCCCACCACTACCTATACCGTAAATATCACGATATCTATCTAATTGATCTATAAATCGTTCAAAGTTTCTTATATATCTATCATCTAAAACCCTTTCCTCACTAAAACTTGTACTTTCATCTTTAAATTTTATATCATCCTCTCTAAATTTGACATTCGCATTCTCTTCATATACTCCTAATTGTCTAGCTACTATATCACTTTTCTTTTGTTCTAATAGTTTAATTCTATTATTAATCTTTTCAATAAACCTTGCTTTCAATGATATTACTTTAACATTTAAATTTTTTGATATTATATCTACATCTTTTTTTACTTTAATTGCTGAATCTCTATCTTCTGTTGCTTTGATTACTATTTTTTTGATAACTTCAATTAGTTTATTATATTCTTCTACTTTTTCACAATATTCATCTATATTGAATTTGTAATTGTTTTTCAGGTTTATTAAAAACAAATTATATTTATTGACTTCTTCACTAATTTCATATAACGCTTTATTATAATATATAGTAGGGATCCCCCAATCATTACTACCAATAAAGGTTTCGTAATTTATTAAATCAACACATGTTACTCTTATTGTATCAATGGAAACCACAATGCCTATATCTCCTACAATTTTTGTCAATATAGATAAACTTTGTTTATAATAGTGTTCTTCTATATAAAGGGAAGAATCCAATCCTTCTATTATAGGTGCCATTATTTGGTAATATGGTAATTTTTCGGAAGGAACTCCCTTTGTTTTTTCATATTTTTTTTTAAGTAATTCAGTTGTAGTTGATAAAATATCATTGTATATATTATATATCTTTCTATCCAATTCAATAACTGTTATGATACTTTTATTCAACGAAACATCAGTGTAACTAAATATTAGATCAATCGCTTTCTTCATTTGTGTTTTTACACTACCCCCCAAATTATTTAATAATCTATCTAATTTAATTTCTGCATCATTTAATTTTGTTATATCTATTTTGCAGTTTTTACATATGTCAAGGTATTTTTTTATTATTGTAATATAGGACTTTATTTTTAATTTTATTTTTTCTATTTTATCATTAAAATTAATGTCAATATATTTAGATAATAAACCAAATAAGATCCTATTATATTCATGTATGGTATTACGAAGCTGTATTTGGTATGTTACATTAGATCTATCACTATCAAATTTGTCGTATGCGATAATGTATGCCGCATATGCCTTTTCATATATAGAACCAACATTCTCATAAGCGTATATAGCGTTTTTCTTCGCTTTTTCTAGAGTTTCATTCATGGTTGATAGTTTTTTTTTCGCATCATTCAAAGGTTTATTGATGCGATTTTTAATATTATTTAACGATTTTTTTGCTTCATCCTGCGATTTTTTAGCTTCTAATAACTTTTTTCTAGCATTATTTTCAATTTCTTCAGCACTAATTTTTTCTATTCCAAGATTCTGAGACTTTAATCTAGTCGCTTTCATCAAATCCGCATCTTTGCTTTTCCCTGTTTTTATATGGTCGGATCTAGCTTTATTATACGATATTATAGCTTCAGCAGCCGAATTTTTAGCTTCATTATACGATTTTGTAGCATCCTCATGCGATTTTGTAGCATCCTCATGCGATTTTGTAGCATTTATATATTCAACATCTTTTTCTGCTTCTTTAACAGAAGCTTCTGCTTCTTTAACATCTTTTTCTGCTTTTCCAACATCTTTTTCTGCTTCTTTAACAGAAGCTTCTGCTTCTTTAACATATTTTACATATTCTAAATCTGATTCAAAACGAATTTTCCGATCTATATAATCTTTGGATTTTTCTGCTTCTGTTAAAGAAACGCGACTCTTATTTTCTTTACATATATCTAAGTAATTGTGTTCATATTTAATTATTTGATTTGTTAAATCAAATAAATCAACCTTCTCTTTGAATAATTTTTTTATAAAGGTAGTTACCTGTGTACATTGCATATTTTCAGGAGGTGCTTCCATTGTAAATTCACTAAATTTTATATATCTATTATCAAAAATGACCCATATTTTCTCATTACAATCCGACTCTTTATTATCTAATGTAATATAATAGTAAATTATATTATTAATTAGATATATAAAGAATCCTTTTCTTTGTCTTTGAATTTCCTGGTCCTGGACCTTGTCATTCATCAAATTCAAATAATTTTTTATATATTCCTTATCATTATCTTTAGGAGGTGGTGATATTTGATTTACGATTAAATTTATTATATCAATATATACAATTGATAAATTGTCTAATTCTATTATAACTTGATTTAAATGATCAATATTAATCGTCGGCGCTTTTATTTTAGCATCCGTTATATTATTTAAACGAAGTTGATTTTCTATATAATTTATTACACTTTTGTAAGATATAATTTTATTATCCTCAATATCTATCTCTTTTTTTTTATTATCTATTTCCGTCTCCTTATTTGCTAGTTCTGTTGCTTTCAGATAACTTTCACTTTTTTTTAATATTAAGATTCTATCAGAATCTAATTTTTCTAATTCATTCTCAAATCGTGTTTTGTCTGAAGTACTCTTTGAAATGTCCCCTTTTAATTTATTTATCTTAATTATTAGAGGTAGTTCTTTGCCTTTGAATTTTTCTTTAAGTTTTTTTATTATAGGTTCATTTATGTAATATATTATGTAATAATTATATATTCTATGAATAAATAATAAAAAATAATATCTATATAACCTTTCAAAATTCTCATTAGTTTTCTCATTAGTTTGTATCCCCGAAATATCAGAACACAATAATTTTATATAATTTTGTAGAGAACGAATATTATCATCTTCCTTCCCCTCATCTTCCTTCCCCTTTTCCATATAGTATCTTTAACTAATAAATATATTTTTTATCCTCCAGATTGCGACCCCGCAATAATCGCAAGTAGAATGGACATCACGGATACTCCGGTTATATTTTGTTTCATTTTGTTATACAAACTATATACGAATGCGACAAAGAGTTTTCTCGCAGTATCATTGAACACAAGCACGATACAAATTACCGCAATACACATCGTCGCGTATAGTGCGATGGTAGTAATAAAATAGGTCAATATCTTTGTCCGAATGGCATTGAGGAGTTTTTGTTTAAAACCGTGAAACAAATCGTAGATCCCTCCTTCAGGCGAAGGCATATCGTCATCATATTCTATTAATCCTAATAAATAGAACTTTTGGTAATTATCGGGATTATCAGGATCACCTTTCCGTCCTAGTAAATCAAAGTATTCGTCCATATAGTTTATATATTCTCGGGCATACTGCTTCGCTGTGCCAGCGACATTGTCTTTATTCTTTAAATTATTATGGTATATAAGGAAGATAGATGGGATATCAATTTCAATTGTCTTTTTAGGGTCTATCTCGGCGAGTGCTATAAATTTCTCAAATTTGGACGTGACTGGTGCGTTATGATAGGAACCGCTATATATATTCTCTTGTATTAATTTTTTAATATCTTTCAATTTATCGCTTTTATAGCGGATCGTGAGATTGGTTTTTTTATATACATCGTAGTCATTGTCAAGGACGCACATATTATTTAGGATTTGAGTATTATACAGCGATAAGACGATTATATAATATAGATAGGGTATGATAGCGAGGGCGATGATATAGATCCTAGCGGGATTATATAAACTGGCAGAATACGCTTTGAATACTCTGTTGTCTTCGTTGTTATTTAATACTAGATAATGTAATCCCAAGAATATGATGGAACCTGTTATAATACCGATTGTTACTTGAAATACAACGGATGCCTTGTTCAGTAGGGAGTCGTCTAGAAACATAAAGTTATCTTTTTTCAAATAGTCAAACATAGGCAGGTCTTTTAGTTTTTTATTACCAGGTGTCTTATTGTCGTCTATTGTTTTGTGTAAATTAATGATGGCATTTACGAATAGGATCGTCGCAAACACGAATAATAGATACGACATAAATACAAGGAGCATTACAAGAAGTTGGAATGTATCTTGGCGAAACATTCTTAAAAGGATTTCCCATAATTTTTTCGCATAGTCTTTTGCGTTCATCGCCATACCTAAACCAGATGATTGAAGACCCGCACCGATACCTTCATTGAATGCGAATCCTGCTAAATCTTTCGCGTCCATAATATACTTATTTTATAGAAAGATAACAAAATATATATAAGAATCATATACGCATATATAACTATTATATACATAACATATACCAGATGATCATAGAGTATAGCATAGGAGAATTAAAAAGGTATTATCGCGACAGCGAAGATACACAGGTTGATTATACACAGGGCGACCTAGACAACATATGTTTGTTAGAAGACCGCTTGTCCGAATTGATAGATACAGAATATACGCAAAATAGCATTTATCATATCTTTCCGGTTATTACGATTTTTGCCATATCGTCGCTATTTCTTGGTGTTTTCTTAGGATAAAATATTATCAGTAAAATCTATTTAACAATAGGGCATTTTAATATTTCAAAGGTGTATAAGAATAAGGATGGCGAATAGTATTACACCTGCGGGGACATCAAGAAGTCTTTTTGGTGTATCAACGGGTGATATTGTTACAGGTGGAAGCATTACAGGTGCGTCATTTATAGGCGCTGGGAATGCGATCACGAATCTTGGTGCGAATAATATTACAACTGGGAGACTTGCTGTAGCGAGAGGAGGCACAGGGAATAGCAGTTTTATAAACAATGCTCTTGTTTTCAATCTCAATAATAAGCTTATAAGTGACAACAATTTATTATGGGAGAATAATGTTCTTACAATAAACAATCGCGATTTTCTAAGCGACACGAGCAATTATGTGCGTAGCGAAGCGTTTAAAATAACAGAAACTCTAGCGAATACAGATAGTTATATAAACGATCGTATAACAATAAGTGTGAATGAAACGAGTGTGAATGTCAGCAATTACGTAGTGACTACGAGTAATATACTTATGAAATATATAAATAATCAGCAGGTGAATAACTCAGTTTATCCGGCGACTACTTCAACACTGGGAGGGGTACAGATAGGCAGTGGTATCTACGTGAATAACGAAGGGGTGATTAGTTTGACTCCAGAAATTATTTATGTGGTTCCACCGATCATAGAGGATAATTCGGTGTCATTTGAGGAATTGCCGAATACCAATTACAATGTATGTAAATTTATTTATAATTCATCTATTGGAACTACATTTGACCGATACAATTCAAGCAGGTTGATATTGCCTTTATGGTGTAAATTTACAGATGAGAATCTAATTGTAGAGGATGATATTCGCAAGATAAATAATAGCGGATATCAAGGGAATATCTTGACGCGTTTAGGATTATATGGTGATGTCAATGTGCGTCCACTTGCGGAAGAACGAAATAAGGAGTATATGCCATTGGATACTACGTATTTGGAATTCAATTATGTAGCACCAGAAGTTGAAGCGGTTGATCCGGAAGCGCCAGTCGTTCCGGTTGAACCAGTTGATCCACCTACGCCATCGTATGGGATATTTGAGAGAGAGTTTGATGTGAATAGTATGTTCAAGGCATATACCAACTGGGCACTGACAATTGCGTTCTGGTTGAAAGTAAGGTATAATAGTGGTGGAATAATTATTATGGAGTTAAACAATGATGACGGGGGCACTAAGCGTAGATTAACGATTTATTATATTGACAACAGATTGACATTTTATATGGATAGGATCCCTGATCCTATTATTACGATATTGGATATTTATACGAACAACTGGTATCATATTGCGTGGTCTATTGAAAGACGCGAAGAAGGCGACATACAGGTTATAGTATCTATTAATGGAGTTTTTCGGGAATTAGTAAATATCATCAATGAATATATATTTGTGCTTGGTTTTAGTAAATACGTTCATAACACTTTGTCATCACCTAATAATCTCGTGAATTATAATTTTTGCTTATGTGATTTCAAGATCTACAATTATGCGTTGGCGGACGACGAAAAGAAAGAGCTCTATGAGATGAACGAACATACGAAGTATATCATAGATTTCAAAGATACGCGAACGATTTGTGATATTATGGCGTATGGAGGAGGAGGTGGAGGGTGTGGGGCGAATTCTAATTATGGTGGTGGGGCAGGCAAATTAGTCTATGTGAATGACGCGTATATATCCAGAGGACAGAAAACAATTAAAGTGGGACGAGGAGGAGGTGCTTATCATTCAAATATGAACAATTATCAATTTGCGTCCCGAGGCAAAGATACGATTTTTGAGCATATAGTAGCGGATGGTGGTGGAGCGGTGATGAACAATATATTTGACTTTCAACTTGCGTCAAATATCTTCTATGCCTCTAACTTTACTTTTTTCCTACCGTCTGCGCCTAAGGTGATTTATAACTCCATATTCACGTCCAATTATACTGTAATCAACACATTTACGTGTAATTTGGCATCTAATATGATAGGAGGTTGTGGGTCGGGTAATAATGCGCCTCCGAGCACTTTTAGGATTACAGATGATTTAAGGAGTTTTGTTGGTTATACGAAGAATATCTATTCGTTTGGGAATGCGGGAGGAGAATATGGAGGAGGAGGAGTAGGTGCTGTAGGATCACCTGTAAATGGAGGGGAAGGATTATATGGATTGAATCTCAATAATATCAATATAGATAAGGATAGATACTTTAATTTTCGTAGCGTTATCATATTCAAAAACGATTTTTATTTAACGGACAATACGATTGGTGAATTAAATAACGGATTGGTATATATCGGGTGTGGTGGGACGGGATCAAATTTGATCGCGAATGTATCGGGGACACCGCAACTAGGATCACTGTCAAAGAATAGTGGTAGTGGGGGTAATTATGGCGAAAATGGAAAAAATGGAGCGGTGTTGTTGCGATATTTAACGAAGATTGATAGAAAGACTGTGCCTGTTTTTGTAGATCAAACGTCCAATTATGTTTTGTCATCAAGTAATAATCTCATATCGTATGTCAATCATTTAAATTCAACGAGTATAAATAATGCGTTGGTGTGGGAGAAGAAAGAGAATCACATTTATTATAATGCGGGGAATGTCGGTGTTGGAATGGAACCGAACAATTTCAAATTGGAGGTTGCGGGGGGAGAAGGGATAACACCAGAGGACGAGACGATAACTTATGGGATACATACGTCAAACTATTCCAATATAGATGTTGTAAATTATACGAATTCCAATATATGCGCTAAGTTCAATTCTAGCATATGGACGACGGGCAATGTGATATCAAGTAGTGATGCGCGAATCAAAACGAATATACGTGATTTACAAGATGACAATGCGTTGCGTATGATTTTGAATATAGAACCGAAGACGTATAATTATGTTGATACACGTAATACGGCGAATACTGTGTATGGATTTATTGCGCAGCAGATACGGGATGTGATACCGGATGCGGTTAAACTACAGACGGAGTTCATACCGAATATCTTTGCGGTTGCTGAATATGATGCGGTTGAGAGCATAATAACATTTGCTGATATTGCGGTAGAGATATCTGTGAATACCCGTTTAAAATGCTATGATATGCGAAATAACACGATTATTGTAGTGGTGACTGAGATCATAAGTCATGTATCGTATAAAGTGAAAAAGAAAGCGATGAATCCATTGAAGGGGACGAAGATATTTGTATATGGGATGGAGGTGAATGATTTCCACGCATTAAACAAGGAATATATAAATACGCTGAATGTTTGCGCGGTTCAGGAGTTACACCGAAAGATAGTATCGCAACAGGGTGAGATTAATGATTTAAATGAGAAGGTGAATGTCCTCCTCAATTATATTGATATGAGTAAGATGACTGCACTAGAGAGTGAGATTAGCGAGTTGAAGGCGCGTTATGATTTCATAATTAACTATATTGATTTGAGTAAATAAATAATAATATCGTATATCATTAAATAATAGATAATAGAAGATGACTGATATTCTCGGTAAGATGGAGTATGCGAACGATTCTGTGGATGCGAATAAATTGAATGCGATTTATGCGGCGAACCCGTCGTTGATTAACTTACCAGAAGAAGCGAAAGATGCGAACTCCAAGGATTGTAGTTCAAGCTCGCACGTAGATTTTTTATATCTCTCTACTATTAGAGGTGGTCGTAAAATGAGTGGCGAAATAAATGGTGGTTGTGGATGTGGAATGAAAGGCGGAGGTGGTGATAGCAGTGTCAGTGGATATACGGGCGGATGCTTTACGTGTAAGAAGGGGGTAAAAAATATTGTTCATATATATAGCACGCTACACATAGTGATCCCTTCCTTATATAAGAAATATAAGGCAACAAAAAAGACGAAGGTCGGGAAGGTGAAAGTAGTATGATAGCATTCCAAACTATATTTATTTTTTTAAGCATAAAAATTTAATATTATCCTTTTAATTTTTACGAAAAGGAGATAGCATTTAAGGCAGGAAATGTTCTTTATTTTTTTCATAAGGTGCTAATTTATCATTATTTACATATACATTTTGCTTGCCTATCTTCACGTAATTTGTGATCACCGTGAGCATCCCCTTTATTTTCTTGCGAAAGTCGCTCAGTGATTTGTCAATTTCGGTCTGCGGGTCAAACCCGTAGATATGCTTAAACTGGTTCGGGACAACAAATATCAGGGAATAGAAGATTTCGTAAATATTGTTTTTAATATCATTGAAGATGGGTAGATAAGTATTCGCATCGTAGCGATCCGCTAATATATAGACGTATATTTTCATTAATTTATCCATATTCACAATCATATTGGAAAACCTCGTTTTGTCAAATCGCTTTATAAACCGGATGTTAAAGAGTATGTTCATAAACTCCTTGTTTTTTACAAGATACTTGATGTCCTTGTTGTTTTTGTGAATATAGAAGTTGTCGGTCGCTAATTCTACGACATCTTTTACTTCTTCGCGTATCTTTTCCTCCTTCTTATTGCTATCAGCATTGAATTGTGCTTCGTTGTCCTTTCTATACGTATTATAATAATAGAATATGCCGATAAGGATGATAATGGATAGCAAGACAGGCGATTCGTGTTTGCTAAGAATATAAAAGAGTAGTGCGAATAGAATGATGATGTAATAATATTGATTGGATAGCATTACTATTATATCAATAAAAAAAAGTTTTATATAGAAACACCGTCTATAAAATAGACGATAAAAGATAGCACGACAAGCATTATGCCTACGTAGATCTTTCGGTCGTCTTTCATAAAAATATTCAACAATATATATATGTAATTGTTATTATTTACGTAATCCTTCTTACTATACACATCTACAATGTCGGTTATGATGTCTATTAGAGACTGTAGCGTATTCTTGTAAATCTCTTTGATTGTAAGGTTATAGATCGGTTTAATGGTTAGTTCTTTGGGCAGTTTGTCAGGCAATGTTTCCAACAGACTATTTAATTTCATCTCAATCTGTTTCTCAATATACTTTTCAATGTCGCTATCGGGTTTCTTTGTTTTTTTCTTACTACTTACAGTATTCATCTATGTTCATTTACTTATTCGTAGATAATATAATTTTTATTAAATAATATTCATCATATCAATATTTGCGATTAAATTGCGTCTACAACAGTATCGTTTCAAACCGAGGTCATCTAGAATATGACCGGTGTGAATTTTCTCAAAGTTTTTATAAATATTAGTGCCGTCCGCTCCTGCTACATCATTCGTCTCGTCCAATTTGTTCTTTTCCTTCTCATAATAATCCGCAATATCCGCCATAACTTTGCCACAAGTAAAGCATCGTATCGGTATAATCATCCTGTATCTCCTTTATATATTCTATATATTAGAATATATAATCATTTTTTTATATATATCTGCGATTTATCTACGTAGTTAAAACGGGCATAATTATTATATTATAATAGTATAGAATGTCATTCGCTCCTATATACTCCAAACTTAACGACTTTGAAAAAAGATTATCAATTGTTGAAACATCCTCAAAGCAAACTGTTATCGCTCCATCGGATGTCCCTGTAATTCCCACTAAGACCGACCTCCCTGATGTCTCTGGTCTCGCTACCAAGGCAGAACTCCCTGATGTCTCTGGTTTCGCTACTAAGGCAGAACTCCCGGATGTCTCTGGTTTCGCTACCAAGGCAGAACTCCCTGATGTCTCTGGTTTCGCTACCAAGGCAGAACTCCCTGATGTCTCTGGTTTCGCTACCAAGGCAGAACTCCCTGATGTCTCTGGTTTCGCT